TCATTTTGTGGATCTCTTCAATGGGTTGAATCTAACCGCATCTTGCAAGTAATCCGGTGCAAGGTGCGCATAGGTCATTGTTTGCTGAATGGTCGAGTGTCCAAGTATTTTTTGTAAGGCAAGGATATTACCACCATTCATCATAAAATGACTTGCAAAGGTATGCCTTAAAACATGGGAGGCCTGCCCCTTTGGTAATCCAAAATCGCATCGTTTTTGAATTGAGTAAAAGTCATTGTAGCACTCGGAGAATAATCTACCGTTCCCGCCTGTATGAATTTCTATCTCAAGGTCATTGTCTATGGGTACGGTTCTATTTCTGCCGTTTTTAGTATCAACGAAAGTAACGCGACCATTGACCAACTGACTGCCTTTCAATCCCTCTGCCTCTCCCCATCTTGCACCTGTCGCTAGGCATAATTTAGCAACTTTTAAAGCGTCACCAGACAGCGAAGAAAGTAACGTTTCTATCTCTAGGTGAGATAAGAACTGCATTTCTCTTGCTCTAGGTCGTTTTATTTTAAAGCCTTTTGTCGGATGAGTGCCGTTGTACTGTTGCGCCTCTATTAGAACGGTAAATACATTACTTAGGCACATAACCTTTCGGTTAAATGTGGTCATGGCTTTGTTGTTGTCGAGATGATAGGCGCGATACTCAGCTAGCATTTTGTGGGTGATTTGGTGCGCTTTGGGCTTGCCTAGCTCAATATCAATTTGTTTTAGTATCCGGTGGTATGTTGGGGCTGTTTTCTTGCTTTGCCCTTCATATTTCCACCACAAGTCTATTAACTCACTTAACGCCCTACGGTCTGCGGGTTTTTCTAACCAGTCTTTATTATGAGCCGTAGCGAGCACGTGTTTTTCGTACTGACTTGCCTCATATTTTGTATCAAATTTGCGGCGATATCGTTTGCCGTCTCTACCTTGTGGGCGAACGTCAACAAGGTACTTATCACCCTGTTTTTTAATGCTCATAGGTTTTTTACTACCTGTCTAACTCGACCGTTAACCCTGAGGCGGCTTAGTTCTTCTCTTGGAAGCAAAAAGTTATCATGCTCTGGGTTGTCGCTAATAATGTGGTAGCCCTGACTAGGTATGTCATAGCGTAGACGTTTAACTAGCAATTGGTTATCAATAGAAATAGCGTAAACACCATCATAAACTCCTACTTGTTCACGTGCGTCTACCACCAATAAGTCACCATCCATTAATGTAGGTAGCATGGAATCACCACGAGCTTTGATTGCACATGCGTCATCTTTTTTAATCCCTAAACGCTTTAAATCTTCCACCAGTATCAAGTGCTCTCCAACAACTGAATCTTCATCAATAAAACAACCACAACCCGCACTAGCTTCTGCTGAATAAATGGGAATAGTTTCAAAATCCGTGACATTTAAAAAACGTGCGTTTTCAAAAGACACATTGTCCGCACCCGCTAGCCAGTCGATGTTTACATTGTTTGCACGAGAAATTTTTATCAATGCATCCAGAGTCGGGGAAGTGTCACCACTTAAGTATCGCCCCATAACGGTGTGTGATACGCCACATTTGTCTGCGAACTTTCGGCCGGATAGTTCACCTTTAATCTGATTCAACCTATTAGAAAAAGTAATGTCACCTTTCATTTTGAACCTCTATCGGTTTGATAATGGATTATATGTGTGTCAGTATTGGAAAATATCGGATACAAAAGCATTTGAATGCGTTTGAATGTAAAGGAAAGATAGCATGAATACACCAATGCAGCTAGATATGCCCTATTTACCTGTCGAAGAATTCGCGCGCCGATGGGGAATTACACCTCAAGCGGTGCGAAATATGGTGCACGAGGGGAAGTTGCCAGCCAAAAAAAAGAAGCGCGGCGAGAAGAAGGTTTATATCAATATGCTCGCGCTCTGGGAGCACGCTCAAGTGGATGCTGATGAGCAAGCAAAGGATAACTTCTTTAGAACTTTTTAATGGGGGTAATGCATGGAAACGCCAGTTCACTCAATCAACCTAGACGTAAACACTTACGCTGAGGCAAAAGAGCTTTTTGATTACGCCAGCCGAAAAACAAATCAGACAGGTTCGTGCTTTTGGTTACATGTTCGAAATCAAGCGCTAGAAGCAATGAACGTCCTAAAAGGCTTAGAGGTGTAGATATGGACGTTAACTACACGCCATCAAAATCAATCTATGACGGTGCGAACTACATCAAGCCGTCATCTCCTATTCACAAGCCCTGTCCAGACATGGAAGGCATGACAAGCCCAGACCCTAAGAAGCTAGAGCGCTCACGCTTTCTGCTTCAAAAGTTACGTGAAAAGCACGGTATCAAAAAACGCATTAAGTCTCAGTCGAAGCCGATGAGCTATACATGCACGGCGGTCGGGTGTGTGGAGCCTTGGGGTACTGTTAGTAATGGAGAGCCTCAATGAGTCGCAATGCTAAGTACGAAGCAGCCAAGAAAGCAAAAGGGCTAAAAAAGGTCACTTTATGGATCCCACAAGAGAGAGAAAGTGAGTTCCAAATGCTAGCAAAAGCGTGTTGTGAGCATAGACATTTAACCTTTAACACCTTACGTGATGTTACGTCAGGTAAGTACGTATCTTTAGAGAATCTATAGCCCGTCACTGGTGACATGATGAATCACTTATATGAACAACAAGGCGAGCGAAAGCTAACCAATATTTTAAGCCCGCAAGATGTGGGTTACATAACGGCCTTAGCGCAAGACGTTGCGACAACAGAAAAGAATATAGCCGCCATCGAGAGCGGTTTTTTTAGTGCTCCAAATTCTGACTGGTTGCAAAGCGAGCAAAATAAGTTGCGCGCAGCTGAGCAAATCCATTCTCTAAAAACCAAAGAACAAGCTGAGATTTGGCAGTTAGTTCAAGATGGAAAACTCACGTTAATCACGCCTCAATATTTCAAAGAACCTAGGCGCGAAGCGCACGCCGTAGGCGTGGAGAAACTAGGCTTGTCTAAGGGCGGCAAAGTCCGACACGATAAACATAAGCACTTATACCGCTTTATCACCCGCTCACGTCGCCTGAAACCGCGCACAAAGACAGAAAGTGTTTATGTTGAGCCGCAATGCTATGGCGTGGAGCAAGCAGCCCCACAAACCGGATGGGTGCGAGATAGTGAGCGCAAGCGATTGGACTACATCCCACACAAAGGGATGAGCCGCGCTTATTTGTTAAAACGCGATTGGTCAAATCAAGTGAAATTGCAAGTCACTTACCACCCAAGCCCAAGTGAAGCACCGCAAGCGCAAACGGGTGAGCGTTACACACACCAACTATCAAACGCGGCGGTTAAGAAGATATTTGAATCAGGTGCTTATGTGGCAGCGTGTCATGGCGGATTTTCTACGTTTCTCACGCTCACGTTTGATGATTTTCAGCGCGCCAAGCTGTTTGCTACTGATTCCAATGTTCACTTGACGTCAGAGGGGAATGAATTTTCCCCGCTGTCTGATGATATGGCGGCGTATTCTCCGCTACAAATCACCATAGGCAATGAAATTTCGCGCTTTCTGGATGCGGCGAAGCGCATCTATCACCGAGGCTTTGGCTACAAACAAAGTCAGCTTTCAGGGCAAGCCAATATCGAATTTGAGGGTGATGACGTCAAGGTGTCAGGGCATTACAAGCCTGTTCCGCTAATGGGTCGAAAAAGCAAGACTGAGCTAGTGGGACCCGCGCGTGGTAAAGCAGACTTTCATTATATCTGGGTAGCAGAGTGCCCCACCAACGAGCACGGCCAACCAAACCCGCACGTTCACATTTTGCTGAACTGGCAAGTTGCCCCTGAACATTTTCAGGCGTGGGCTAAGCGCATTGAACGATTGTGGGGGCATGGCTTGGCGCACTTAGAGCGCATCAAGCACAAAGACGCGGCGGCGGGTTACTTAATTAAGGCGGTGGGCTATGCCGCTAAAGGCGGCAATGCTGACCAAGGCATGATTAAAGGTAATCGCTACAACATTGCGCGTTGTAGCCGCGCCCCAGATTGGGAGGCGTTAGCGAGTTTTGATGTGCACAACATAACCGGAATCATCAAAGAGTGTGGTTATCGTTTGGAGCAGTGGAAAGCGCCAATAAAGCGCAATATCTCCCGCAAGCAATACAAAAAATCCGAGCTAAAAAAGGCCGTCGACATCAATAAGCACAAGCGCAATATCGGCGCAGTGGTCAAGCTTAACAGGCTGATTAAGTTGTTAGATGAAGAGATTTGGACGGAAAAGGAGCGCCTTAACAGTCGCGGCGTGTTTGCTAGCTCGCTCAATCAGTTCTCAATCAGCTTTGAGGGGGACAACTACGAGCAGAAAGCAAACCAGTTTTTAGAGTGGGCAGCGGGGGCGCGCGGTTGGAGCATGCAAACCGATGACCTTTACATTGATGACATACGCCTAGAGGCCAAAGAGCGCTACAAGCAAGCGTTTAAATCTTGGCAGCTTAGGCAAGCAGAGTGGGCAAATCAGTTGGCGCAAGATATGCCGCCAATGATGCCGGAAGAAATCTACCACGAACTGAGAAATCAGAGCATTAGCGAAGCGCAAGAATATTACCAGTTGCACTAAATAACGCTATCTGCATTAACCAAACACGCCAACGATGGGAATCAGGGGCAACCTTATTAACTAACGTCGAGAGACAGAGGATTTTATTATGAATTTAAAGCAAGTAACGGCGCGCCATAAAGAGCTAGAAACTAACATTCAACAGGCATTTGAAAACTTAAAAGGACAAGGCGGGTTTAATCCCATGTCCATAATGAAAGTGTTTAGCGGTGGTAGCTTTGACCTTGGCGAGCTCGGTTTGCCGAGTGGTCTATTTGAAGACTTAGCCGAGTATCAAGACTTAAGCGCGACATTGCGAAGTGTGGTCGAAAAGGTGGCCGTTAAGATGGAGGAAAAAGCCAATGCTTAAGGTGTCCACCAACAAAGCCATTGCGGGTTATGCGCCTTGTCCTGAATGCGGGACCTTGGCGGTAGTTCACTTTCCCGATGGAGGAAGGCGCGCCAATACGCCTTATCTCTCTTGCGGTGGGTGCAACAAAACCATTCAAGCCAGTACAACCAAAGCGCACATAATAGAGCATTATGTGCCCACGCTGGACGCCTACGCCGAGCGTTACGGCGTGGACGTCAGCGCCGAGAAAGAGCAGATTACAGCAAACAAATGGCCGGAAAATCCCGCTCTGTATGAGGCAAAAATGCACGGCTTGGTTGAAGCAGATAGCCTTGATTCTTTTAGTGGTCAGTTGCTTAGCGAAAGCGATGCACCGCAAGAGTCAGCGGGCAGCGCATCTAACGAGCGGGCGACAGAAGAGGCCAGCGAAGCAAAATCAGTGACCATTGATAACGATACTCAACAGGTCGTCAGCAAAGAAGAGGAAGTCAAAAAGTCAAGGGAGAGCGGCGGCGGGGTGTGGCTCGTTGTGTTGCTTGCTTTGTTGCTGCTTGCCTCGCTCGGCGGCTATTTGCTCATTAGGCATCGCAAGCGTAAAGCGCCCAACCATGACACTCAAGAAGAGGTGAAAGCCAATGACTGAGGCAGTGTTAGAGCAAGATATTAACCTGAGCGGCCTTGATTTTAGCGATGATTTGCTTAGTGACCTTGAAGCGATAGAGCCTAGTCAGCCAACAGAAGAGGAAGTGCCGCCCCAAGAAGAGCCACAACAGGATTTTTCAGGAGCCAAAGGGGAAATGACCGCCGAGTGGATGATTGAAATGATAGAGGCGGGATTTAAAAGCTTCATCAATGACGATTACGCCATACCCGATAAGAAAAAAGCCGTTATTGTGAGTAACTTTACGCCTGTTTTAAACAAGTATGACGGCGGTATTGTGGCTTTACTTGGTGAGTACAAGGAAGAAGGGCAAGCCCTGTTTGCGCTGGCCCTTTTGGCGTTCTCAATGTGGATGTCGGTGCGCGAACTGAGGCGCAAACCCAAGCCAGAGGCGCAAGAAGAGTCAACTGAGCAAGGGGGTGATGATGGCAATAAATAGTAGGGAGCTAGAAGCCAAGCACACGCTTTACTCTGCAACCACGGGCGGCGGTAAAACTACCGCCATCCAAAAGTCTGCGGTGCTTCGCAAGGCTAATCGCATCGCCATTTATGACCCGTACAACGCCCACCACAAACTTGGGCGCAAAAGCGTTATCAAAACCTATTCCTTGAAAGAGTTCGCAATCACCCTACATAAGCTGATGCACCAGAAAAAGCCGTTTGTGGTCTCCCTTTGTAGTGTCTACGGCAAGAAAGAGCTGGAGCTTCTTGCAGAGATTGTCTGGCAACTGGCAGACGGCACTAAGGAATTGCACGTTGTTGTTGAAGAACTTGCCGCCTCGGTGACGCCAAGGGCGATTGATGGCCGTGTGGGTGAGTTGTGGCGCGGTGGTCGTCAGTTTGGTTTAGTCATGCACGCGCTGTTTCAGCGTCCACAAGATGTACCCAAAGTGGTGACCAACCTATCGCGCTTTAAATGGATAGGCAAAGTAGATAATTCTTCAGAGGCAGAGTGGTGGAGCAAGCAAATTGATGTACCCATCCAAGACATTAAAGACTTAAAAGGCTGGCACTACTATTTCAAGGAAACGGGCAAGCCCGCCATTTATGGCAAATTACCGGGTGCAAGGGGTTAAAAAAGTGCGTTAACCAAATCACAAATTAGACGCTAAACAAACCTATAGGTCACAAGCCTATAGGTTTTTTTTTGGTCTTTTTTCACCCGTCCAGCCGTGGTTATCTAAAAAGCGCAGAAGCCAATCATGGCGGGGTATGAATGATTCAAATTGCATTCAATTTATTTGTGAGTAAAGGGTTAGAAAATATGTTTGGTATTACAAAAAAGCAATGGATGTTAGTTGCAGTGGCGGTGGTGATGATGCTCATCGTTATGTATGCGCTTGCAAACGTTGACGCACTTGAAAAGCCGCGCAAAGCGCTCGGTTTAGATACAGGTTTGCTTTAAGCGCACAAGCGTTTAAAGCGTTTCTTTTAACTGGTTTGAGAGCAGAAAATTAATGGCTATTTCAACAGGACAACAGGCGGCGGTAATCGCGGCGGGCAAAGGTGCGTTTAGCGTGCGTCCAATGGACTTGGATCCGTTTCGTTCGGGTTCACCATATGGCAAACACGCAATCTTGGAAATTAAAGAGTTAAACGCTTTTGCATCTATCGAAGTGGTAACCGATTTGCCGATTGAGCGTTTAGGGCGTGTGTCGCTAGAGCGCAACAACAAAGAAATCATTGGTGTGGATGCGGATTTCTTCCATAAACGCGACACCAAAAAAGGCCTACCAGTAGAGGCAAAAGGCGTTAAAGGTGCCACCAAAACGCGTCTAATCATTCCGTTTGCAGACGAGACGCTGCGAACACTGGCGGGCATTCGTCGTGGTGAACTGGTTCACCAAGCGGGTGAGCATTTAATGCTCAAAGTGGGCGTTAACGCAAAAGAAGCGGGCGACCCTGATATCCCAGAGTTTTCTGGAAAGGCGCGCGTAGTGGATTATCAAAATGAACGCTATTTCCAGCAGCGTTACACGCAAACGTCAATTAACCACACACAAACGGGGGAGCAGCGTCACGAGTTCCCGCTAGTGGGGGCAAACGTGCGCCTTCGTTCAATGTTGCTTGAGTGCGAAAACGACGACATTACACGCGTCTCTATTCGCCGCGATAAAGAGCTTATTTGGGAGCAAGATGTGGAAGACATCAAATTTGCTCTAGGGCGTTATGGCGAAATGAACGCGCCCGCTAAAGGTGTATGGATTGACTTTGTAAGTTGCGGTTTCGCCAATGAGCAATCTTTCATTCCGGTAGCAAAGGAAAGCCTAAAGCTAGTCATTGATAAGCGTACGACGGGCACGATTGACGTGTTTAACGACTTTATCGAAGTTGAGCGCCTTCCAGAGTAACTAAGGGGGAATCTATGTCTCAAGAGTCAAACTGGTGGGACGGGTTTACGGACGGCTTAAGCGAGCTAGCAAGTGACCTTGTGGACGGCACAAAGTCTTACTACAGCCATCGAGAAGCAGAGGCCGAAGCAACGCGCGCCGCCAATGAAAACGCGACCGTGTCGCAACAGGTGCGAATTGCCGAGCAAAACCGCCTAGACCGCGAAAGAGAGCGAGAGGCCGGAAAGCAGCAAACGCAAATGTACATGTTTGCGGGGCTAGCGCTCTTAGTGGTCTTAGTGCTGCTGTTTAAGTAAGGGGGAACTATGCCGTTATTACTTCCTTTTTTAATTGGTGGTGTGGGCGGCGCTTGGTGGACAAAGGAAACAGTGGAAGCTGTAACGGGCGGCGAAGAAGGTCGCCCACCTTATCTGCTAATTGTCGTGGTGTTAGTGGGCTTGTTTATCGCTTGGCGTAAAGGGTGGCTGAAATGATACCGAGTATTGGCGGCAGTGTAACGGGTGGCGCAGGTGGCATTTCGGGTGGCAAATCCTCGGCACAAAATGGCGATTTCATGGGTGGCGGCAGTGGTGGTCATGTCACTTTTAACAACAATCAAGGCTCAACGGGCAGTAATTACACAACGTATGCGCTGCTGGCAGTGATGCTTATTTTGGGGGCGTTATGGCTAAAGTAATTCCGCAAAAACTGAGCTGGACAGATGCCTTAGCGGCGAAATTTGAAAAGGCGGGGTTTACCCCCACCATTGTCAACGAACTCACCACATTAGGCGAATTGTGGCGCTTTGGTTCGCTCTACATTGTCATCCGCTCCGAAGGTCGCGAGCTGGTCTGGATGGCAACGTTGGGGACGGGTATTAGAACTCACGTAAACACCATTTTGCAGATTGCCAAGCGCGCCGGAGCCAAAACCATGCGCTTTCATGTGGCAGAAGACGAGCGCGGCATTGTGCGTTATTGGCGTCGATTTCAGCCAAAACCGATTGAGGGTGAAGGCTTTGCCGAGGGGGCGTATCGGGTGGACTTGGGGGTGCTGAATGAGTCGTTCTAGTAGTTCTCAAGCAAGTAGTACCACCACAACCAACATTAATAACGTCTTAGACGGCGGCGCAATCAGAGATAGTTTTGATTTTGCGAGTGGCATTGCCGACGAAGCGTTTGACAGTGTTGACGGCGCTATCGACTTAGCCGAAGGGGTGACACAAGGCGCTATTGATGCCAACTCAGACTTAGCCCGCGCGGCGCTGAACTCAAATGAAAATGTCATTGAAGAGGCGTTTGACCAATACGGAAACGTCACCAGTGATGCGTTCGAAATGAATCAAAATCTGGTCAATGCGGCGCTCGACAAGTTTCAAGCGCAAAACAATCGTTCTTTGGATGCGTTGGCGGGGCTGCAAGGTACACAAGCAAGCAATAACTACAAATTGCTTGATGGTATCCAGAAAACGATTCGCAATGATAATTCGGGCGGCGCGTCCGAGGTATTGGAAAATCAAAAATATCTCTACTTCGCCATGGCCGCAATGCTCATTGTGCTGTTAATTCTATTCAATCAAAAGGTGAGCTAGATGCTAGTTAGTACCCGTCTCCGTCAAAATCAAACACAAGACCTGCAAGCGGTAGGGCGCTACCTAATGCTTAAGCAGGGTGAGCTGGTCGGTATTGTTGTCGATGACAAGGCGATAGAAGCTCCGCGCGGCTACGTGTTTGATATGGAGAGTGATTTTACCAAGTTGCGCGTTACCAACCTATCGAGCGTGGAAGAGATTGAAATTCTTACCTCTGACATTCCGTTTGCTGCGGGTGTTGATGGTTCAAAGCTAGCCATTAGCGCGGACTTGTCGGTTAGTGACTTTTTGGTGGCCTTCAAGGGTCGTCAGCCTGTCTCATTGCCGGACAATCAAAAGGTGGTGGCTGAGCTGGCTAACTTCCCTGCTGTTTTGCCCGTAAAGGTGGAAAACCCTCTGATATTGCCTAGCGTGCAAAAGGTGCATGTGGTGGAAGAGTCAAAACCAAACCTTCGCTATGTACCGCATGAAACCATGACCGCAACAGGGCGCATTACGGGCAACACCAAGCGCAAAGAACTCATTATCAAAGCGGGTGACGACAATCAGGCGTCGATTTGGCTCGGTGGTGTGGCGAATCGCGGCTATGAGCTTCGCCCCGCCGAAGGGTTTATTTTGTCGAACGGGGCAGAGCTTGAGGTGTTGATTCCTAACAACTGCAAGTTGTATGTCAGCGAGGTGACCGCATGAGCGTGATTATCCCGCCACCAATTAAAATTGAGTTTCCAGAGCAAATCGCGCTGAGTGATTCAATTAACGGGAGCCGCAAAGATGTCGCCGCTTCTGAATTGGCCGTCAAGACACTGTTTGAAGAGTTGAGCGTGGGGATTTTACCGCCTTGGTATCCGCGCCCGTGTTCGACTGAAATCCCGCAAAGTGATGAGTTAATCCTCAAAGGACAGGCTATTGACGCTGTTCTTTATCCAAAGCTGGCGGAGATTTACGGCGCGCATTTGCCAGACGCCCGTGGTCGGGGTTTGGTGATGCCGACAGGGGCTGAGCGCGTATTGCAGATGGTGACCGGGCAAATCAAAAGCCATAACCACCCCGTACACGTGCACGCGGCCAACTTAGGACGCAAGCACACCAACACCACGGGCAATCATAACCATAGTTACAACACAGGCACGTCCCTGCATTCCGCATCGGGGAACAACTCCGTGCAGGGTACAGGCACGTTTTACTCGACCAATCGACACACTAATCATAGTGGCAACCATAGCCACTTTATCGATATGGGGGCGCACGCGCACGGCGCGCATTCTGACCTCGTGGGGCAATCGCGCAACACGATAGACGCACTTTTAGTTAATTGGGTGGTGAAGAAATGCTAAACAAAATTCAATCACAAGACGTCACGCTGCACGTTTCCACTATTGGTCCAGATGGTTGGTGGGCAGGGAACAAACAGGAATTTGTATCCGAGGGGACAGCGCTTGGTAAAGAGTACACCGAAACGCTTTACACTCCATCAACCCCAACTAAAACCGCCAAGTTTGACGGCAAAAAATGGGTTGAGCGCGAAGATAACCGACTTAAGCCATTTTACAGCCAAAGCGGACAAGAATTTCTTTTAGAGCAGCCTGATGGCGCTTTTCCTGAGTGGGCGATTTTTGACAAGCCGCCAGAGTTTGATGCGGCTACGCACTATCTGACCCGTATCGATAAGCAATGGCTCGTGATGCCTTTTGACCATGAAGACGAACCCGCGCCAGTCGTTGTGCAGCAAGAAGAGCCAGAGCCTGAGCCGTACATTCCCACGGTACAGGAAAAAGCGCTGATTTATCTAAGAGCTACGGATTTTTATGTCACACGAAAAATTGAAACGGGCAAAGCCATACCCCGCGAAGTGATGGACAACCGCGACAAGGCGCGAGCAGCGCTCGTTACTGAACTGCCAAGCGCAGATTTTACTTAAACAACAGAGTGTGATTGACGATGAAACCAAAGCAATTAGTGCTGACAGTCGCACTCCTTTTACTAGTAGTAGGAATGATGATGACAAAAGTTACTCAGCCTCGCGGGTTTCGCAATAACAACCCGCTCAATATTGATTACAACAAAGCCAATGATTGGGACGGGCAAGTGGGGATTGAAAAAGGTGTGTCAAATCCGCGCTTTGCTCGCTTCTCGTCGATGGAGTATGGCGTTAGAGCCGCGGCCAAGCTGGTGCGAAATTACATGAACCGTCACGGACTACGCACGGTTTACGGCATTATCAGCCGATGGGCACCAAGTGTGGAAAACAACACAAATGCTTATGCCGAGCATGTTGCTCACAAATTAGGGGTAAGCCCTTACGAACCCATCCAAGAGCTAGATATTCCAGAGCTGCTATATCACATGATTAAGCACGAAAACGGCAAATATCTTGATATGGAAGTGGTGCGTTTAGGTTCTAAAATGGCAGGGATTGTGGTCGTATGATTAGTGCAGTAGTTGCAGGGTTTTCACTGGTTAAATCCTTCTTCCAAATGAGCAGTGAAGAAAAGAAAGCTAAAAGCTTAGAAAAGCGTGAAGCGGTAAAGGCTAAGCGCGCCGAAAATCAACAGCGCGAGTCCAACTTAGCGGCAGGTGAGGCTTCAATGGCAGACTTAGACGCAATCACGCTTAAGCAAATTGGCTGGTTAGATGATTTTGTGGTGCTAGTGACCCTCACGCCGTTGTTAGCGTCATTTATGCCGATTGAGTCGGTACAAGTTCACGTACAGGCGGCGATGAATGCACTAGATAACATGCCTCAGTGGTACCAATACGCAGTAGCAGCCGTGTTTACTTACACGCTAGGGTTTAAATCGCTGGTTTATCGGTTGTTGGTTAAGCGGGGTATTTGA